TCCATTATTTTTGTATTGTTAATGTAAGGTAATAAAAAAGGCGGTTATTACACCGCCCTAGTTAATTAAAATGGTAAGTCGCTTGTTTCAGCTTCTTGAACCACTTCTTTGGCTTCTTCACGTTGAGCCTTTGAAATATTTCCATCTGTCCAAACCACTTGACCGTTTCCGATGTAAGTTCTTGGTTTCTTAGCCTCTCGTTCTTCTTGTGTTTGGCTAATCATAATTGATGCGTTATTTCCATAACGTGTTTCATCGTTTACACTCATTGTAAGGTTTACATAAACCGCACCATCTTTTCCTGCGATAAATTTCTCCTTTGGTAATTTGTCCACCCTTAGTGAATAGTTGATAATTGCACCCATAATTTAATTAAATTTAATTGTTAATGATTATTTTTTAAATGATTCTGATTCGTCTTCTCCAAAAACGCCTTGCTCGTAAAAACCTGTTAATTTTAAAACGGCTCTTGACATTGCTCGTTTTTCTGCCATCTCTGCAACGTACCAACTATTTGTTGATCCATCTTTATATCCTTCGCCTTTTAATGCACTTCCAAAGGTTTCAATCATTGCAGATCCTTTATGTGCTATGGCTTTAAATACTGCAAAATTCGGTTCACACCTTACTACTTCGTAATTCACTTGAATCTTTGCAATGGCTTGTATCTTATCGATTCCGCTTCTTGTAATTATTAAATAGTGTTGATGTTTATATACATCTTCTTTTTCAAGTTTATACTCTTTGTATAATTCTGTTAATTTTTCTTTGTTCATAATTGTTTGTTTTTAATTTCGTTTAGTGCTTCTAAAAATTCAACTCTTTTTTCTAGTGCTTTAATTCTAGCGTTTAAAAAATCTATTGTATCGGTTGACGCCGCTCTGTTTACATCTTCTGAATATGTCATATTAAAGCTCGTTAAATAGTTCGTATGGGCTTTCCGTTGTTTCTAATAAAAACCGTAAATCACTTACAACTCCATAAGGTAAATCTTTAACATAAGAATATTCTTCTAAGCTATCAGTTATAAATCCAACTAATGCAGGGAATTTAAAATTTATTAAATCTAATCTTGTTTTGTACTCTGGTTTTAATCTTTGTAATAAATTCATAATGTATTGTTTTAAATGTTCTATGCAAATATAAAACAAATTATTCAATAAAAAAAACTATTAACAAAAAAATTTAGTTTTAAACAAAAAAAACCACCCTTTTACAGAGTGGCTTAATTTGGTTATGACAACCTATTAAAAACAAAAACAATACCTTACAAATATAAGTTAATTATCTAGTTCTTTAATTAACAATTCATATTTATCTATTAACATTTCTAAATCAGTATTATCTAGTTTGACGGTCTTATTGGCTTCAATATGTAATTCATCAGCTAAACCATCATAATAAGTATTGTCTAAATTACGAGCAAATTTAAACTGCTCACCATACCTAAAAACATTGCATCCCGCACACTGGACTTGACAATTCAATTCGTGCCACCTCGTAGAATAATGTTTACGGCTTTGAAAGTGACCGTTTTGTAATTTTTTCCAATGATCCTGTTTACCACAAGTGAAACACTCCGAAATATCATCAATAGATTTTCTACGTCTTATATATACACTAAAAACTTTATCTAATTTATCTACTAACTTTTTACGAGTTGATTTTTTTGCCATTTTTGAATAGTTCCCAGATATCTTATCTATTTATTTAGTAGTATATTTATCTATTTATTTCTATATATGTTTTTTTTTGCCTTTAAGGGCAACAAAAACTTTAAACTAATTAATCAGCTTAACAAAAAATTCAAAGTTATATCTTTTATTTTAAATAAAAAAGAAAAAAGCTATTTATTTTTCCAATGCTTAGTAATTTTTTCAGCAGAGCGCATTCCAAAATAACCGCCATAAACTAAAAGTAATAAAGAACTAAGTAAGTCAATCCAGTCAGAAGATATTTTAAAGCCCTCTAATGAACTATCAAGAATGATGTAAACAAATAGTGTAACGGTTAAAAAAGCAAGCGTTAAAGGTCTTATATTGCGTGTCAAATAACTATCTGTATTATTATCTGATATCCATCGTTTAGTGGTTTCTTGCATTTCAATTTTATCAAAGTTTAATTCCTCTAATAAAAGTTTTTTATCTGTTTCACTTAAAACGGTATCAGCATTAATTTTATTAGCTAGTAATTCTAAGGCTTCAATCCCTGTAATATTAGAAGCTATTTTTAAAATTTCTGGTGCAACTTCTTTACCTTGTTTTAATAACCAACGTAATGCGTCCCCTACTCTCGTAGTTCCATTTTTATCTTTATAATCAGGCATTGTTCCAACGTGCTTTAATTTTTCTTATATCAATATGCGTAAATGTTTTGTACATACCTAAACCGCCTTGTAATATCTCGCCAGTTCGCATAAGATCATCTAAATAGTCGTAAGTATCTAAAACAGGATCAAGTCCATTAATGACGATATCAGCCGCTTTCCCTAATAAGTGCTGAGAATTTTCAGAACCACCAACCGATTTATTATGAGCCTCACACCTATAACCACTATTAATCGTTATAGGTAACGCTACGTTATCTCTAATATACTGCAATTGACTTGCTAATTTAGTAATATTAGCTAAAACATCAACAGGCATATCGCATCCACACTTGCAATCAAACTCACTTTTTTTAAAGTTTTTAGTCATTGTTTTTATGGGTTTCATATATCTTCTGTGCCGTATATCCTATTGATAGCAATAAAAGTATAATTTTTAAACTGTTTTCTATATGCGTGAAACTAACACCAAAAGTGATAGCATTTAAAATTCCTATTTTCAAATCTTGTACGGTCATTATATTTTGTTTTCTAAGTACGAAAGCCCAAAAGTATGTAAGCCTTCATTATCTAAATCAATCTCATAGGTTTTCCAACCGTATGGATTTTCCTCAATACCAACCCAAAGAACGTCTAAACGATAAGCCCCATAAATAGGATCTTTTGTCATAACTCCGTTTTCAAATTCAGCATCCTCAATAAGAACACTTCCTAAATGTGTAATAATGTGTTTATATGATGGGTATGTATTTCCTTCAAAATCAGTCTTGTGAGGCAATCCTTCAATTTTTGAAAAAGCCTGTTCTTTACTTTTAAATTCGTATTTTCCTACTTTCATTATATTGTTGTTAATTGGATTGCATCTGATTCAGGTATAACCTCATCAAAATATTGAATACCATTTACTTTACCAAAAAAATTAGAGGATTGATCCCCATCAGAAAAACTTACTCTATCGGTTTGCAATGGTACTTCTCCGAGGTCTGAAATTGTTTGAATCAAAACTCCATTTATATATAATTTAAAAAAATCAATATCCCAAGTTGCTGCTATTTTAACAGGGTCTAACCTGTCATAACCAGTTGAATCTATTTGTGCAACGTTATTTCCATTCGCTATGACAACACCCCTTATTGTCATAATTTGTGTTAATTGGTATAGTGAGCTAAATTGTATTTGAACCGCTTCATCGTTATCATCGGTTGAAATCGAAATAATTCCATTGCTCACAACATCGTTAAATTCAACTTCCTGAAGATCGATAAAAAGACTTCCAGAAGGATTCCCTTCAAAAATAGGGTTTTCTGCATCATAACAAAATTCATAACCTTGTGTTACTGCCGAGCCGCTTGTAGCTATATAACTATGCGATAAAGCTTGTGGACTTAAATAACCATTATAAGGAATTATTTCAGCCATTGGAAGGGCTATCTGTATTATACTGCCAACGGTTTGCAAAGGTTGTATTTCAAAAGTACATACATTTAATCCCGATGTTAAAACAGTCAATTCTAATCTATACCACCCATTATCCGCTTTTATAACACGAGTTCGTTCTGGCGTCCAACCGCTTGCATCCTCAATTGTTAATAGTTCAGTATTATAATTAAATTCCATTGTTAATCTATTATACGGATCTTTTAACCTTATGTAAAGTTTATCATACCGAGCCCCCCTACCTTCGTTTCTTTTAACGTAAACAGAAACAGTTGCATAAGCTACGTTGTATCCATAACTCCCCCAGAATTGTTGTTTAAGCCCGAAATCCCCAGTTGTTACCGTGTTGTTATTTACAATACGAATCCCCTTGTTTTGATTTGTAGGGTCTTGCACTGGAGAATTTGTAGACACCCCTGTTATTTGCCAAGTAGAAGGTAATCCACTAGCTATGTTATCACTATATAAAAGTCTGTTAGTTGCGGTGCGTTCTAACCACAAAACAGGGCAGGTTTTCCTATCCTGCCAGTCTAACCTCATATCTGTTGTTGGTTCTAATATTCCATCTTCTGGCGTTACATAAGCGGTTGTAGATGAGTTCCTTCCTGCTGAAAAATCAGCGTTTGGAGAAGCCGACGGAAGTATTGAATAAACTTTTTGAGCTTGTGGATACCCAAACTTTTTATATGCGGCGGGAATCATTACAAATTTAGGATCTATCATAATTTTATCTTTCTGTTATTATTGAGGTACTAGCACAGTACCACCATTGACCATTTGCCTGAAACCTTAATGTAACAGTTTCGCCTATATTAATAGGCACTTCTTGACCAAAATTAAATATTACTGATTCCCTTACATTTGTGGAATAAGGTTCAAATTTAGTTGATTTTAAAACTCCATTTACATAAACTTGTAATTGTGCTAAATACCCACTTGGATTTTGTCTAGTTGAATAAGGCATTGAAGCCATCATAAACCTACTAAAATAACCATTGTAAGGAACTGCAATACCACCATAAGCATAAGGAAACGTACTTGTTGCTCCTGTGCCGTAAAGGGTATAAAAACCAGTTCCACTAATATAGTGACGCCAATGAACACTAAGCTTTTGACTTGTGTGCCCCCTTTTTACGGCTTCCGAACTGGCTGCTGATATTATTTTTGAAATCATTCCTTCCTGTATTTAAGCTTCATTTCATCATAAAACCTTTTCGCATCTTCTTCGCTTGCTTTCAGCCCTATGTATTTTTTTAAACGCTTAACGTTCACTTCTTTTACTTTGTACTTCATAAAACCCAACTGTTATAAACCGTGTCCGAATCGGGGCTTATATCTGATCCTGAGTTGCTTGTGTATTCTGGAAATTTAGAATTGTTTTCGCAAAGATAATCAACTAATCTTGTTGAATAGTAACGAGCATACTCCCTAGCTTTTGCAACTAAATAATCAACTTCATCCTTTGAGACGTTTTCAGCGGTTTCGCTTGAATGTTTAAACACGCCCCCATTCTTAATTTGATACGCTGCAAATGGAATATAATTAACTTGGGCAAACCATATGAGGGTTGATTGAATATAGTCGTTTACAAGTGCTAAATAATCGCCTGTTAAAGTACTGTTTTCAATATCGGTGCTTATTCGGTTATATAAATCCGTTCCTAGTAGGTTTTGGATATCAATTTCTTGACCTAGTTTTATAAACTGAATAAATTTATCAGTATCTACATTCCCATCTAAGATAGAATTTCGTACTAAGTCCGTTCGTGATATAAATAATGCTGTTGCCATTAGTTTTTAAATTTCATTTTGTTCCAATATTCAGCGGTATAACCTTTATACTTCATATCCTTTGGTGCTACGGGTACTTTTTGAGCATTTTTAGGCATTTTAAAACCTTTACTTTTTGCTTGACCGCTTGTTATTTGGCTTTTTTTACCTTCTTTAATTTGGTACGTTTTCCTAAACCACTTATGATTACATCGAGCACCGCCTTTCCAGAGCCAAATGGAATAGGAATTTGAACCACCTTTACCAAACCCAGGATTAACCGCCTTGTTTCCCATTGCTACGATGTCCTCTTTACGGTAAACCTTTTTAGCTCCTACCATTTTAGAGCAAAACTTCCGACTGTCTTTACCTGCTTTTTCTGGTGCATAAGAATAACGAACTAAAAACTCAACACCTTTCTGGCTATCTTGTTTAGATTTGCCATCTTGCGTGCTTTTTGCGTTTGGCTTTGCAGTTCCTGTGCTTACAAAATTCCATATTTTAGATAATGCAGATTGTTCAGGCTCTGTGTTTAAGTCTGTAATAACTTCGTCCAGTTCATCGTTTAACTCATAATCAACCTCGCTCTCATCCACTAGATCATATTCAGCTAGTAGTTCATCTTCTGATTGTCCTAAGTCAATTAATTGATCCGCAATATTACTGCCTAAGTCATCTGGTAAATCTTCGCTTAATTTAACACCCGTTTCTTCTTCTCTTGTTTCAGCGTCCTCAACGTTTTCTAAGTCTGTAAATTCTAACGGTTGAAGCGTTTTAAAGTACAATTTAAGGCTCATTTGATTAAATGCTAATATACTATCAAAAGCATCTATTAAAAGCATCTGGAACGGTCTTATAACGGTGTTATCCATTAATGTACTTGCCGTTTTTAATTCTTCTGCATTATTACCTAAGCCGCTATTATCTTTAATACCTAAAAGCATAGGAGAAACCACTCTGTGCGATACCATTACTTTTTTAGAACTTTCATCAGAAAGAAATTGATATTGCTGATGCGCTTCGCTTAGTTGTATTGGCTCAATCGTTGCAGCACTTTCTGGATTGTCGTTAAAAGCTAATATAAATTTGCCTGCATTACTTGAACCGCTAAATTTTTGATATATACGATTTTCTAAGGCTTGACGTTCTTCAGAGTTTGGTGTTCCGTTGTTGAAATTAATCAGCATCGATGGTGCTAACCCATTCAGGATATTGTTTAAATGATAATTACTTATCTCTTGTTCGAGCTCTGCATATTGAAGTCCCCCTGCATAGTCTGGACTTGAATAATATTTATATCCCGCTCTGTAAGGCTTTACATAAATAATTTCTATGTTTTCTTTGCTACTTCCAAATGCAGGGATTCTAGTTGTTTGGTTTACGCTCTTAACCTTTGACCAATCATCTGAATAATAATACCCTTCAATCTCTCCTTTTTCGTTGCATTTTTCAGCTCTTAGGTTTTCAATTGGAATGTGTTCAACTTGTGCGATTGTTTTTCTATCCTTAGAATAAATAACCTGCATAGAACATTGCCCCATTAATTTAAGGTCATAGCATAACTTCCGAACCATATCTTTATGGAACAAAGAAATCATTTTAGCATATTGTTCAGGCTTTTTATTTGAATTTAAAGCATCCAATCCACGACCGTAAATCATTTCACTAATACCGTTTATAATAGCGTTGTTTGTTGGACTGCCATTGTAACGCTGAATTAAATAATTAAAATAATTATTATCAGAACCATACGACACCCAATCTTTATTGGACTTCTCAACGATATCTGGCGTTGTGTAGGTACTTAAATTTACTATTCTTAAATCGTTCATATTTATATTATTATAAATTCGTTATCCGAACTTTCTTCACTTATATACTGATCCTTATTTACACTATAATATTCATCATTGTTTTGGTTAATGGCTTGATCGGTGCAAAAAATTCTATCTTTATAAATTACGTTTGTTGAATAAACAACTTCCAACGTATAAAAATCACTTTCAGTTGAAGCCCCAAAAATTGCATCGAATGAAATGTAATTCCCATCAATAACAGAGGTTGCATCAACTGTAATGGTTTTATTTGTGCTTTCGCTTGTTAATTTTAGGTTCAATGTGCCTACCGTAAATTCTCTTGGAATTATTTTAAAGGTTTTGTTTCCGCTTGTGTTAATTAACTTCATATTAATATATAAATAAAAAACAAATATTTTGTATTGTGTAGGTATAAAAAAAGGGCTATCCGTTAAGATAACCCTAATTTATTAAGAAAAATCAACCCTTATATATTAAGGAATTGTCGGTGTTGGATCAATTTGAACCGCTGAAGCATCAGCAGTAATAACCGCAGGCGTCACAAAGTAAGGAGGTGCAGTTTCCTGTGCGTTAACCGTTAGTGTGTAACCTGTTAAATCTCCCATTGCAGCACCTGTCACGATAGTTCCACCGTTTACATCGCCACCATTTTCAAGACCTACTAAAAAGAAATTCCCGTTATAATCTTCAATAGCTACGTGTGGACGTGCGTGAGCGATTAATTTAAGTTCTTCCTGTGTAGCTTTATCTTGAAAAGTTAAAGTCATATTAAGTGTTGTATCGTAGAAAGTTGTTCCGTTTTCACGACTTGAAGTAATAGCAGTTTCCATTGAACTGTTACCTTTTACATCAAACTGATACCAGATTGGTGTTAATGATACACCTGTAATCTCTCCAGCTACTATTGTTGCATCTCCTAAAGTTCCGTAATCTGCAAAATAGATAGTTTTGATACCACCTACTGCTGATTTGCAAGGTACTTTACGACCGCTTGTTAATGAGCATCCCATATTTTTATAGTTTTTTTAAATAAAAAAGGGTAGGCAGAACCCACCCCTTTAAATTTGATTAGTTAATTGATTATACTGTCGTTCTTAAAACGATATCAGTAACTTGTGCATACTGAACTCCTGCCGTGAATCTCATTACGACACGTACATTTTGTGAACCGTCATTTTCAGCCATATCAATTACTCGTACTTCGTTCAAGTCACTTGTAAGACCCGTTCCGAAGAATAAATTTGATTTTTCTGCTGCAATAATCGTTCCTGCATTTGCTCCTCTTGCTGCTACAACTGGAATACCATCAAAGAATAAAGAACCTAATGATTGGTTATTTCCTTTGTTTTCGTATCCGTTTGCTCCTACACCACCAGATTGGAATCCACCTAATGCTCTTGTGTAAGCTCTTACAACGTCAGATGCTGCATAGATAATTAAATCTTCAGAACCATAAACGGCAGTTGGAATTGCGTCAGTTACCGCACCTAAGAATCCAATAACATTGTCAGCATCTACGGCTGCTCCAGTAAGTTCTTGTGCAGCAGGCAAATCGCCATCGGCAGCTAATAAAGTTTCAAATCCATCAAACTGACCGCTTGTTGCAGCTGCTCCAGACCAGATATTTTTTTCAGTTCTATCGGCTACCTTAGAAGCGACGTGAGCTAATACGAAATCAGAAAAGTTTGGTGCTAAATTATCAAAAGCACTAAAGCCCATTTGTTCAGCCTCCCAAGAATCGTGAAGTGTCTTTTTACAAATATCAAGATTTACTTGAAATTCTTTTGGTTCAAGAACTGCCTCTGTTAAAGTTAAAGTTCCTGCATCCGTTTGAAAGTCGCACGTTGCATCTTTTACGATGTCGTCAGTTGCTGCTTTTTGAATTACAGATTTGTACTTTACATTCGGCATTACGGTAATGTTACCTTTGTCCAATGTGTCCGCTGAAAGCAACGCGGCGGCTACGTATTTTCCTGAGAAAGCCCCAGAATAGCTTGTGGTTAATGATACACTCATTTTATTTAATTTTTAGTTGTTATTAATTATTTAATCTTGCCATTACTCGGTCAATAGTTGTGCTTTTTCTATTAGGAGAAACACTAAATTTCGAGATGTTTTTATTACCTTCCGGATTTGAAACGATTGGATCAGCACTTGGCAATCCCAATTCTTTTTCAAGGCTTAAATCGTGCTTAGAAAGTTCTTCCGTTAAAAGGTTTCCTAAGTCCTCGCTCAAATCTTCTTTTGGTTCTAGCATAGCTTTGATCTCTTCAATCAAAGACTTCACTTCTTCCAATTCTTCTTTAGTAGCGTAAGTCACTTCTTCTTCAGCCGCTTCAACCTCAACTTCTTCTTCTTCGGTTTCTTCAACTTCTTCTTCAGCTTCTTCTTCTTTGATTTCAGAAATAACCCCTTCTTCAACCACCACTAATAATTTACCATCTTCCAATGAATACCCCCCTATTGGTAAAGCAACCTTCTCATCTTCTGTAACGATAAACACTTCAACACCTGATTCAAATGAATCGGCTTCAATTACCGTTCCATTGTCAAGTTTAGCTTGTTCCAACTTAACTTCTTCGTTAAGGTTTAAAACATTTTTGATTTGTTCAATCACTTTGTTTGATTTCATACTTATATATAATTTAGATTAATTTAATTTGTATTTTCGTTTAACTATCCTTTTTTCTGAATTATAAACCATTCAATTCCATCTGTCCAAACTTGGATACCCTCATAAGGTTTATTTATTACATAAGAAGCGTTTACGCCATCTAAAGTTTCCGACCCTGTTGGTGTTAAATTTACCCTAGTTGCAGCCGCAAAGCCTCCGTTTGAAATGAATCTCATCACTCTGTTTGGGTGTTGTGCTGCCGTTGGTAGGTTTAAAGTCATTGTTCCATTCTCACCATCCCAAGTTAATCTTATTAATTCCGCTTTCTCATATACTTCATCCTGTAAGCTTATTGTTTGACCATTTGAAACAACTAAACTAACTGGAACTATGTAATTAACTATATTTTCAATCGTACTCTGTTTGGTTGATCCATCTTGAACGACCGCTATAAGTTCCCCACCCTGTAAAGGTGTTGCTATTGGTAAAGCACTAATCTTTGAATTTGCCATTATTTCTCTATTTTATAATTATCTTCTTGTAATAAAAAGCCTCCGTTTTCTAAAAGTATAAAGTTTTCGTTTTTAGAAGTCTCTCCAATTCCTTGTGCAATTATATCGCCATTACAACACTCAATTGAATAAGCGTCTCTATCCCTGCATAGGCAACCCCTACGACCCCCATTCGGGCTTGTTCTACTTGGCGTAAATAGTTTTGACCACCTACTCATTTTCTAATTGTTTAATTTTAGCTTCAGCCCAAGTCTTAGCTGATTTGCCACCCCATAATAAAAAAGAGATAGTCCCACAGGCTTCTGTATCTTTAGGATCATAATATGCTTCTGCTCTTGACAAATAGCTAAACATTCTTTTGATTGTTTCTTTGCTTATTGGTTTTCCTTGTGCTAATTGTTGAGCCCTCACTTTACCGACTTGTGTAGCGCATTTATTATTTACAGTCTCATTAAGTTTCAACCCTCTTTTAGCGTTGTTACTTACTGAACTCGGATAATCAGAATAGCTTTCTAACTCCATTTTCTTGCCACCTTTTAAACGCTTGTCGTTTTTAATGATGGCTTTAACTTGACTAAGTAAATATTCGGCTTCGGCTTCTTCAATAGCTGCAAGTTCGTCTTTTATTGCTGCATCGTTTGGGCGTTCCATTTCCATCTTATCCGCGAAATATCCTTCAATACTGAAGCCCTTTACTTTACCACTTTTTACAAACTCATTCCAGATTTTATCGTTGTTCACTTTAACACTACCAACCCAAGTTCCCAAAGGTAAATCCATTCCAAACTTTACGCTTTTATCGTGAACCTTATCTTCAACTATCCAACTTTCAACTAAGCTTAAACCTTCCAATTCGTATTGGTGTTCTAATGTTGAGTTGTTTTGTTTGCTATTCATTAAGTACATTTGAGACGCTTTTAATACAGTATCTTTTGAAAAATATATGTAGTATTCATCCTCTCCGTTACGTCTATAAATAGGCTTGTTTGGTATCAATAAAGCACCCATTAATATTCTACGTTCGCCATCAACCTCAGCTAATTTAAATTCTTGACTTTTTAAAGCAATGAACGGCTCTTCAATGGCAGGGCTTTCCACTACGCTTATTGCCTCAATCCCCAACTCGCTTTCTTCGTCTAATATTAATTCAACTATTCTCATAATAATATATAATTAAAGTTATTTATTTTTGTTTTTTAATCTATTGTTGAACCTTCCACAATATTGTTCTGTAAACTTTGTGCCGATGTAACATCGTTCGCTACAACGTATGCTTGGGTCGGTTGTTTTTCTTGACCTGCCACCGCATCAGCTAATTGATTGGTATCACTTGCTCCAACTATATTAAAGCTTGGCGGCTTTGGTGCGGCAGCACCTCCTCCTCCACTTGGCGCACTAAC